TATGCTTGAAGTAAAATTAAATGAGCCAGATGATTTTCTCAAGATAAGAGAAACACTGTCTCGTATTGGAGTGGCGTCTAGAAAAGAAAAAAAATTATACCAATCATGCCACATATTACACAAACAGGGCCGTTATTACATTGTGCATTTTAAAGAGTTGTTTTCACTAGATGGTAAGCAAACTGACATTAGTGAAAATGATATTGCAAGACGTAATACAATAGCTAGTTTACTTGAGGAATGGGGTTTAGTTAACATACTCACAAGTAAAGGTGAGACAGCTCCTTTAAGTCAAATTAAAATAATTCCATTCAAAGAAAAAAATGAATGGGAGTTAGAAACTAAATATAACATTGGTAAGAAACGAGAAGAATAAATGGCATACGGCGAAAAGGTATTAGACCACTACGAAAATCCACGAAATGTTGGAAGTCTAGACAAAGACGACAAGAATGTGGGCACTGGTATGGTTGGTGCTCCAGCTTGTGGTGATGTAATGAAACTTCAAATACAAGTGAATAATGATGGAGTAATCGTAGACGCAAAATTTAAGACATATGGTTGTGGTTCAGCAATCGCATCATCATCTCTGCTTACTGAATGGGTAAAGGGTCGAACACTAGACGAAGCAAAACAAATCAAAAATGTTGATATTGCTGAAGAACTAGCACTACCACCTGTAAAAATTCACTGTTCAGTATTAGCAGAAGATGCAATTCAATCGGCAATAAAAGACTATCAACAAAAAAACATTTGACAAAACTTGCCCAAATATATTATGATAACTTATGAATTTTTATACCAACGTATCAACGTGGGGTAACTATTTACTTTTACGAGAGTACAAAGATGGTAAACGTGTCAATCGTAGAGTAAAGTATTCCCCAACACTATTCTGCCCAGTTGCGAAAGAAACAGGCTATAAAACTTTAGATGGTAGGAATGTTGCACCAATTCAACATGAGACCATTAAAGATGCTCGTGAGTGGGTAAAACAATACTCAGACCAGCCACACATGGTAATGGGTAACACGTTATATCAATACAGTTTTCTATCAGACAATTACACTGGTGTAGTTGATTGGGATATTGAAAAACTGATTATGGTGACTATTGATATTGAGGTTGCTTGTGAAAATGGTTTTCCTAATCCAGAGGAAGCAATCGAACCTCTACTGTCTATCACAATTAAAAATCATCAGAACAAACAAATACTAGTTTGGGGTGTTGACGAATATCAAACCAATCGAGATGATGTTGTGTATGTAAGATGTAATAATGAGAAACATCTTATTGAAGAATTTCTATCATTTTGGGAACGCACACAACCAGACATTATCACTGGTTGGAACACAGAGTTCTTTGACATACCTTATGTTTGCAATCGTATTAAAAATATTTTAGATGAAGATCAAATCAATCGACTATCGCCATGGGGCAGAGTTAGTGATCGTGAGGTATTTCAAAAAGGTCGTAAAATGCAGTTGTATGATATTCAAGGTGTTGCACACTTGGATTACTATGATTTGTATCGAAAGTTTACATACACCAATCAAGAATCGTATCGACTAGATCATATTGCGTTCGTTGAGTTAGGTGAAAGAAAAGATGACAATCCATATGAGACATTTAGAGAGTGGTACATAAAAGACTATCAATCGTTCATTGATTATAATATTCAAGACGTAGAGATCGTAGACAAGCTTGAAGATAAGATGAAACTAATTGAGTTGTTGTTAACTATGGCTTATGAAGCAAAGGTTAACTATATGGATGTTCTTGGTTCAGTAAAGTATTGGGATATGATCATTTACAATGAACTGATTAAAAAGAATATTGTAATTCCACAGAAAGAGTCAAAACAAAAATCTGAAAAGTTTGAGGGTGCTTATGTAAAAGACCCACAAGTTGGTGTGCATGATTGGGTAATGTCATTTGATTTAAATTCTCTATATCCACATTTAATTATGCAATATAACATCTCACCTGAGACTTTAGTTGGAGAACAAAAAGTTAATGGTATGACAGTTGACAAATTGTTAAATAAAGAAATAGATACATCAATACTGAAAAATGTTGCACTAACACCAAATGGTGCTTTGTTTAAAACAGACAAGAAGGGATTCTTGCCAGAGATTATGCAAAAAATGTATGATGATCGTGTGAAGTATAAACGATTAATGATTGAGGCAAAGAAAAAATATGAACAGACTAAAGATCGAAGATTACTTAAAGACATTTCCAAATATAACAACATACAAATGGCCAAAAAAATTGCACTCAATAGTGCTTATGGTGCAATTGGTAATAATTGGTTTAGGTATTATAATCTACTCATTGCTGAAGCAATTACTACTTCTGGTCAGTTGTCTATACGATGGATTGAGAATAGTATCAATGAATATCTTAATAAAATACTTGATACCACAGGAGAGGACTACGTTCTGGCTTCTGATACAGACTCGGTGTACATTACTTTTGACCGACTTGTTAATAAAGTATTCAACAATCGACCATCAAATGAACAGGTGGTCAATTTCTTGGATAAGCTTGCCTCTGAAAAAATTGAACCATTTATTGATTCGTGCTATCAGGAACTTGCTGAATATGTAAATGCATATGAACAAAAGATGCAGATGAAACGTGAGGTGATTGCTGATAAGGGTATTTGGACTGCAAAGAAAAGATACATTCTTAATGCTTGGGATATTGAAGGTGTTCGTTATGATGAACCCAAACTTAAAATCATGGGTATCGAAGCAGTTAAGTCATCAACACCAGCACCATGTCGTGAGAAGATTAAACAAGCACTCAAGATTATCATGACAGGTGATGAGAAAGAATTGAACACGTTCATACAGGATTTCAGATCAGAGTTCATGAGCCTACCTCCAGAGGATATTGCTTATCCTCGTTCAGTTAATGGTCTTAAAAAATGGTTTGATGGAACAGTTTTATTTAAGAAGGGAGCTCCCATTCATGTAAAAGGTGCAATACTCTATAATCACATTCTTAGAGAGAACAATCTAGTTAGTAAGTATCCTCTCATACAAGAAGGTGATAAGATTAAATTTCTACACATGAAAAGTCCAAATATCTATTCATCAACATCAATATCATTTTTGACAAAACTACCAACAGGATTAGGTCTTGACAAAACCTGCGACTATGAGTTACAATTTGAGAAGTCTTTCATAGAACCATTACGGATTATCACTGATGTAAGTTCAATAAAGATTGATGATAGTTATGGCACACAGACTACACTTGAGGATTTTTTTGCATGAGTAATAAGACAGAAATAAATCTAGAACTATATGAACTATTAAGAGAGTGTGCAGACAATACTGGACTTCCAGTAATGAACAAGTCTTTGTTCATCTCTACAACAGAAAAGTATGGTAAAGAATTGTTTCGTTCCACTCTTGCAGAGTATATTACAAAAGAAAAGCCACCATATCCACTAAAGAAATTCTATGATCAAAAGGTTATTGAAAATTTTCGTAAGTTGGAAAAGGCGCCTTTCACCGATTACATTAATATTCCAACAAAAGAAGTAATTGAAAAGTATGATGACTACAAATATCCATACAAAGATTTTGGACTAGGATTTATCGAGGGCCCAGCTAACTTCAATTATTGTGCAGATTCATTTATGAACGATTTGCGTATGCGTTGTGGTTCTTATGGATTCAAAGCACCAGTTACTCGTTGGGAAGAAGGTGATAATATTTGGGGTGCGTTCGGCCCTATTTGGAGAGGGGTGAATGATGCAAAAGAACTTACACCTCAAACCTATACAATGGCATTTCGTCTTGGAACTTATATTGCAACACAGTTCAAACCTATTGTTGCGAAAACAATTTATGATATGACTAGAGCGAAAACTGTATTGGATACTTCTATGGGTTGGGGTGATAGACTTACTGGTTTTTATGCCTCTAATGCAACACATTATATTGGTTGTGATCCTAACCCAAATACATTTGAGCGTTATCATAAAATGATTAAGTTCTATGACAAAATCTATGATAAGTCTAGAGGTAAAAAAACTGTGCAAATATATAACTGTGGCGCAGAGGACTTGCCTTGGGATGAGATTAGTAATGTGGATTGTGCATTTACATCTCCCCCATATTTTTCGACTGAAAGATATAATGAAGGTGGTGAAAAAGAAGATTTACAGTCTTGGGCAAAATTCAATGATTACGAATCGTGGAGAGATGATTTCTACTTACCTGTTGCACAAAACAGTTTTAATTCTCTAAGTGATAAAGGTGTTCTGTTGATTAACATTCTAGACCCTAAAGTTCATGGTAAAAGATATTATTCTGGTGATGAACTAGTGGATATGCTTCTTCCTAATTTCTTAGGACAGATTGGTATGAGAATTATGCAGAGACCACAAGGTGCAGCTGTGTTCAAAGACGAAGATGGAAAATTTGATAAAAATAAAATGGATGAGTTTATGAATAAACTTTATATGGAAAATGTCTGGTGTTTTGGTAAAGACACTTCTGTAGATTTGTTCAAAGACATCAGAGTGAATACGTTGGAGGCATTTTTTTGAGACATTTAACAATAGATGAGTTTGATGAAGCATGGAAAGTATTCCATGAAAACAAAGATTGGTTTCCTCATGTAAGGAAGTCTCATGTAAGAACTAGACTTGAAAGAGGACAACTTATTTTACAAGATAATGTTCTGATAACATATCATAAGAATAAGAACAGTAGAAAGATTGGTAGAGACACAGATGTTTCAGTAACATCTGGTTCTCATATTATACATCAGATTATCAATATTACGCCAGGCAAAGGTAATGCAAAGAAAGTCATTAACGACTTTTTTGATTTTGTAGGAACAGATGTGTATCTTACAGTAAGGGCAGAGAATATCGCCGCAAACAAGTTTTATGAGAAAGTTGGTATGCACAAGGTGGGTTATATCAATTGGTCTGATGGAAACATGTTAGGCAATGTTTGGAAAAGAGTGATTGACAATGATTGAAAATAGTGGTAGAATAGATAAAATAATTCCAGAAGCACCAGAAAATTATGAGGGGTATCTTTATAAGATAACTGTTACAGACACTGGAAAAAAGTATATCGGATATAGAAGTAAACCTTATGATGGAACATATTTTTATTCCAGTGAGTGTCCTATCTTTGCTAGTGATTTAGCAAATGCTAAAAAGATAGTATATGAAATTCTAGATTATGGTTACAATATTGATATGGCAACAAGGGAGAGAGAAATGCTAGTTGAAGTAAATGCGAAAGATAATCCAGATTATTATAATAAGAGCAATGGTGGTGGAATCCATTCTATTGCTTCTTTTTCTACAGTTGAAGATGTTTATGATTCCATTCTAAATGGTGACATGGATAATTATATTCAAAATATTCTTGTTACAACTTTGATGAGTTATAAAAGAATTCAAGTAAGACTTGAAGATGATTCAAAACATATAAAGAACATTACAGATAAAGTTAATGACAATTGGGGTGATTCTTCTTACATCAAAGAAAACTATCTTTGTCATGCACTAGAAAATTATGATGGTAAAGGTAGACATCGTTTGATTAATGGCAACCATACACGAAAGGGTATTTCAAAGTCTAAGGTTGGTAAAACTGCCGAAGTTCCAACAATGATTATTCCAAAATCAATTTGGGGTAAGTTTGATGAAACTGATCTTGAGGGTTTGGGATTGATGCTAAACCCAAGAGAAAAGAATTTTAGAAAGCCAACTGATGATGTTGATTTGCAAAAACAACTTCTGAGTCGTTATTTCAAAAAGAAAATTCCTGTCGATTCGATTATCAATAAAACTTGGTTGAAGGATAGATTTTATATGACTAGTAATCAAGTTACAGGTCTTATCAAAAAGACTAAAAAAGAAATGTTGAAACAAGAAAATAATCTAATGGGTAAGGTTTGGATTGATTGGGGTTCTGATGATTGGTCAGATTCACTTGAATCTAGACTTGATGAACATAAAGATAAAAACACATTTACTATGGCAATGACTTCTGGTAAGTTTGATTGGAATAAAATTATTGCTCGTGTATTGCAGAATTATCCAAAGAAGAAAAACTTCATTCTGTACGTTCACCACCCATCACCAGATAATGTTGACTATGAGGACAATTGGTATATGAAAAAACTTCCAGCTCATAAGCCAGAGCTCGAGTTGATTTTTGATAAACTTGGTATTAATTGGAAGATTGAATATCTTCCTACATTAACTTCTGATGGAACTAAAGAGGAAACAGAATGAATGACTTTTTAAAAGACGTAATTAAAACAACTGGTAATGAGTATGCACAACTTGTAGCTGAAGGTGTTGAAGCTGGTGATGTAGATACTTTTATCGACACTGGTTCATATATTTTTAACGCACTCTTATCGGGTTCGGTACATGGTGGTTTACCAGCAAACAAAATTACAGCACTTGCTGGTGAGTCTGCAACAGGTAAGACATTTTTCCTTATGGGTATATGTAAACATTTTCTTGATGCAAATCCAGAGGGTGGTGTGGTGTACTTTGAGTCTGAAAGTGCAATCACAAAACAGATGGTAATTGATCGTGGTATTGACCCTGAGAGAATGGTAATACTTCCAGTGACCACTGTTCAAGAATTTCGTACACAATCACTCAAAGTCCTTGAAAGGTATCTTCAGCAGGACACAGACGTTCGTAGACCAATGTTTATGTGTTTAGACTCATTAGGTATGTTATCAACAACAAAAGAGGTTGAGGACACAGCTGAGGGGAAAGAAACAAGGGATATGACACGAGCACAAGTTCTCAAGGCTGCATTTCGTGTATTGACTTTGAAATTAGGTAAGGCAAAAGTTCCAATGGTGATTACAAATCATACTTATGATTCTATGGGTTCAATGTTTCCTACCAAAGAAATGGGTGGTGGTTCTGGATTGAAATATGCAGCTTCGTCTATCGTGTTCTTATCAAAGAAAAAAGATAAAGATGGTAGTGAAGTGGTTGGTAATATTATTCACTGTAAAAATCATAAATCAAGAATGACAAAAGAAAATAAAATGGTTGATGTTCGATTGAATTATGATGCTGGTCTAGATCGTTACTATGGGTTATTAGACCTTGCAGAAAAATATGATATATTTAAAAAAGTATCAACTCGTTATGAAATGCCAGATGGGTCAAAAATCTATGGTAAAACAATCATGGAAAATCCAGAAAAGTATTTTACTGATGATATTATGAAGCAGTTAAACGTGGCTGCACAAAAGGAGTTTAAGTATGGAAGTTCAACACAATAAAGATTATGTGTTCGTAGAATCACCAAGTCATGATGTGACTTGCATAGGTATCAACGAAGGTAAATATGCTGGTGTTGTGCTTAAATATGGTAAGGTATCAATTGGAGAAGAAAATGAAGATGGCACTTTACCTTTTCAGTTTGAGTATGATATAATTGAAAACAATGGAATACCTAGAGAAGAATTTGGAGATGACTTCTTTAGTTTAGCTGGTGATATTTTAGTTGACATAATAGGCACAAAGGAGAACGATTTTGCCACCAACGATTGAGAGAACAGCGTTATCTAATCTTGTTACAAATGAGGACTATGCCCGTAGGGTTCTTCCTTTTCTAAAAGGCGAGTATTTTGATATTCGTGAAGAACGAGTTGTCTTTGAGGAAATCAACAAGTTCGTAGAAAAATATAATAAGATTCCTACATCAACGACTTTAGAAATTGAAGTTTCACATCGTAAAGATTTAAATGAAACTGAACATCAAAGAGTCATAGAGATCATACAAACATTAAGTGAAAAGAGTGTTGATCTAAACTGGTTGATTGATGTCACTGAAAAGTTTTGTAAAGACAAAGCAGTTTACAATGCTATTGTTGAAGGTGTCTCTATCATTGATGGTAAAGATAAACAAAGAACACCTGAGTCCATTCCAACAATTTTATCTGATGCTCTTGCTGTATCGTTTGATAGTAGTGTCGGTCATGATTATATGGAAGATGCTGAAAAACGATATGAGTTCTATCACAAAAAAGAAGAACGTATTCCATTTGACTTAGAGTTTTTTAATAAGATTACAAAGGGTGGACTTCCACCAAAAACTTTGAACATTGTTCTTGCTGGAACTGGTGTTGGTAAATCTTTATTCATGTGTCACATGGCAGCTAACTGCATGTCTCAAGGTAAGAATGTTTTATATATTACTCTAGAAATGTCAGAGGAACGTATTGCAGAACGTATTGATGCAAATCTAATGAACATATCTATGGAAGATTTACATAATCTACCTAAAAAAATGTTTGAGGATAAGATTGCAAAAATACAGAAAAAGACCACAGGACAGTTAATTGTTAAAGAGTATCCAACTGCATCTGCAAACAGTAGTCACTTTCGTGG